CTGCGTCCACAGGCACTACGGCGTTCTTGGACTTTGCAGATACTACATGGTCTACCGCGACTATTACTGCTCGTGGCGCGTTGATCTACTTGGCTGACGGCGTCACGGACCCTGCTGTTGCAGTTCTGGACTTCGGCTCGGACAAGACCTCTACTGCGGGTGACTTTACTATTGTCTTCCCAGCGGCTGATGCGAGCAACGCTATAATCCGTATTGCTTAGGCACTGCTATGGCTGACGTTATCGTCCCACTCTCCGGTTGGGGATTTAGCACTTGGGGTACAGATTCGTGGGGCGAAGGTCAGGCTCTGCCTGTCGGTACAGGTGAGGTAGGTTCGGTAGCGGTAGCTGCGGGTGCGGTTGTTACGCTTACGGGTGTTGTAGGAACTACGGCTTTAGGGACTGCTACGGCGGCTGCTACAGCCACTATCTACGCTACAGGTGTGCAGGGTACAGGCATAGCCGCTTACGCTGTTTGGGATGCTACGGTTTATTTCGGCGGGTGGGGTCGTGGAGTTTGGGGCCAAGGTGCGTGGGGTGAGTCACTAGGTCTCGAAGCTACCGGTGTTGTAGGCACGGTAGGTGTCCAAGAAGGTACTTCGGCTACCGTAACAGGGGTCGTGGGCACAATAGCTCTTGGCAATATCGCAGTTAACGGCGATGGAGCGATAAGTGCTCTCGGCAATGCCGCTACTGGTGAAATTGGAACAGTAGAGATAGACGCTGGTGGTATAGTAGCGGTAACGGGCGTTGTAGGGACTACCGCTCTAGGCACTGCCGGGGTGCAAGGTAGCGTAATAGTTAATGCTACTGGTGTTGCAGGAACTACAGTATTAGGCACGGTGAGCGTCACAGCAGATGCAATAGTCACGGAAACCGGCCTGCAAGCAACGACTGCATTAGGTAGCGTAACAGTAGAGCTAGTTATCGAGGTGCCGGTTACCGGCGTACAAGGCACTACAGCACTAGGCGAGACAACTGAGACAGCCGGAGCAAATGTATACGCCATTGGCGTACAAGCTACAGGCCAAGTCGGAACAGTACTAGTCTGGAGTCAAATAGTTCCGGGCGGCAACCCAAATTGGACGGAGATAATAGCAGCATGATAAAAATTAACGAAGCGCAAAACTTGGGTGACGCAATAGACCCGAAGCATGAAATTGAAGTGTTATGTGGCAACTGCGGATATGATGTGAGTGAGGCGGAGTTAACTGCCGACACTTGCTCAGACTGCGGCGAAACACTAAACTTACGTCAGAATACAAAGATTTATGCGACAAGCATCCCTGCTGCCGGTGGCAGCACATTGAACTAGTCACTGGAGGCCAACATGGCTACTTATGTTAACAATTTAAGACTTAAAGAAATCACCACAGGTGACGAAGATGGCGTGTGGGGCACCAGTACCAACACTAACCTTGAGCTGATTACCGATGGTTTTAGCTACGGCACGAAGGACATGGCGGCTGACGCCAACGAAACCTTCACGATGCCTGACGCTACGACAGATGCCACGCGCTCGTTGTACCTTAAGTTTACTTCGGCAGTATCGCTAACAGCGACTCGTGAGATTACGCTTGGTCCAAACACGGTATCCAAGACGTGGATAATTGAAAACGCCACCACAGGCAGTCAGATCATCACGATCAAGCAGGGTTCAGGCGCTACGGTTAACGTGGCTAACGGTTCTAAAGTCATGATCGTCACGGACGGTGCGGGTGCAGGAGCTGCGGTTCTTAATGCTAATCCCACCGAAGTTGGTGGTACGGTTACTAGCGTTGGTGGTACGGGCACAGTTAACGGCATTACTCTGACGGGCACGGTGACAAGCTCTGGCAACCTGACTCTTGGCGGTACACTAGCCAACGTCGATCTGACCTCACAAGTAACCGGAACCCTCCCTGTCGCTAACGGCGGTACTAACGGAACTACGGCGGCTACGGCTAGAGCAAGTCTTTCAGCCAATGCTTTGCCAATTCTTAAAAGTGGAAACTATACCGCAGCGGTTGGCGAGTTTGTCACTGCTACAGCCGGAAGTATTACCATCACCCTACCTGCCTCACCAAGCGCAGGGGATACAGTAACTATTAAAGACGGCACAGGAGCAGCGGCTACTACTACTTTTACCGTAGCGCGTAACGGCTCCAACATAGCAAGCTCTGCAACTGACTTGGTTTTTGATAAGAACTTTGCAGAAATCACTATGAGCTACATCGATGGCACTATTGGCTGGAGTGTGTAATGAGTAATCTCTCTGATCTGATACCCGCAGGAGGGGGTCAGAACAATATAGACTTTGTTGCTGATGGAACAATAGTTTCTGGTAAGGGTGTCATCCTGACGGCGGCGGGGAAGGCTGCGCCAATAGCGGAGAGCGCGGTTGCTGCGGCTCTTTATGATTTGGAAACAATAGCGTCTGGAACTCAGTATTATGGGGATTGGTGTTACGACACCGTTAATGACAAATTGGTTCTTATTTTTTCCAACAGTGCTTACTCCAGTTATCCCGCTTACACTATAGGAACAGTAACGACCAATGCAGTGTCATGGACTACCCCCACGATTATTTTTTCCCGTGCTATAAACTCTCTGGGGTGTTGCTACAACGCCACGGAAGACAGGATCGCAATGGCCTGTCAGGACTCCTCTTTACCTAAAGCTATTGTAGGGACATCAGATGGCTCTACTATTACATGGGGGTCTGTTGTAACCATCACTAACCCTGCTGGTTATACTCCTACTTGGGCTAACAACAATCTTGTAGAGTGGCCGGGAACGTCTAAAGTAGTTTGGTGCGGCGTTGAAGGTAATCTTAATTACCAAGGGTATGCCTGCACCGCAACTCTTTCGGGCAGCGGGGCTTCAGCAACAAGCACATGGGGTACAGCGGCTACTTTTACGACTGCTGGCAGTAGTAATCGGCCTAAATACGTGGATATGTGCTATGACCAAGGAGTAGGCGATCAGGTCATCATAACTTATGGAAAAGGAAGCACTAATGTTGAAGCGTCGGCTGCGGCTATTAGTGGTACGACTATGACCTTCGGTACGGCTGTAGTTGCAATAAGTGCGGCTATGGGTCAGTACGCAAATGCACTAGCTTACGACACAGACAATAACAAAGCCTTAATGGTATATGGAGCGGGGGCTACATCTGGTAATGCGACAATCAGCTATAGTCGTGTAATAAGCACCACAGGAAGTGTTATAACGCTAGGAACACAGGCTGACTTTATAGGGGTAGTAGGTGGCTCTCCTTCCCAGTATGCGTATGGTTTTTTAAGGGCTTTGACTTACTCTTCCCATTCTTCCAATTTTGTTTTCATGTACTTAAACACTACCGAGGAAGATGGATTTGTAACAACAGTTTCTATTAGTGGGACAACAAATACATGGTCAGATAACCAGACGGAATATAATGATAATGAGGTTCCTGATGGTAATATGTTTCCTTTGTATGACCCTGATACCGACCAAGCTGTGCTTTGTTACCGAGATAAAGGCACAAGTCAGTATCTAGTGTCACAAGTTTATACAATCCCTTATGATGCAACAAATCTAACCTCAACCAATCTTCTAGGCGTGGCTTCAGCCGCTATTGCTGACACAGAAACCGGAACGATTAATACATGGGGTTCTCGTAACGAAGTTCAAACTGGCCTAACTATTGGCTCTGACTACTACGTTCAAAGTGATGGCACGATAACTACAGCCAGTGCCTCCCCCGCGCAGCTTATTGGCACAGCAATCAGTGCAACCCAAATTAATATGAAGGATTACACCGGATGACGAATCTTAGCGATCTTTTTCCTGCCGGAGCAGGTAAGCAAGTCAGTTTTGTTGCAGACGGTTCTATTAGTGCAGCGGGTAAGCCTGTCATCTTGACGGCGGCGGGTAAGGTTACGCCGGTGGGAATGGGTCCGGGTAGTGACGTAGGTACTCCTGTTGTTTTTCGTCCATCTCGTGTAGATGACGTTTCAAGCACATTCGACTCAAATAGCAACAAAGTTGTTTTTGCTTATAACGATCCGACCCTCTCATTCAACGGCTATGCCGTTGTCGGAACTGTTAGTGGGACTGCTATCTCATTTGGAACTCCTGTTGCTTTTGAAACTGGTGGGACGGCTTCTCACGTAGCATGCACTTTTGACTCAAACGAAAACAAGGTTGTTATTGCTTATCGAGATAATAGCAACTCACACTACGGCACAGCCATTGTTGGCACTGTTAGTGGAACAGCAATATCTTATGGAACTGCTGTTGTTTTTGATTCTACGGGTTATAGCAGCTTCCCAGCATGCACTTTCGACTCAGACTCCAACAAGGTTGTTATTGTTTATCAAGACTACCTAGGCGCTACCCCAAATTACCAAGGACATGCAGTCGTGGGTACGGTTAGCGGAACAAGCATTTCTTTTGGTACTGCTGTTATTTTTAATGCTGGTAGTGCTTCGGAGGCGTTCGGAGCCACTTTCGATTCAGACTCCAACAAGGTTGTTATTGCTTACTCGGATAATAGCAACTCACACTACGGCACTGGAATAGTAGGAACGGTAAGTGGTACGTCAATATCGTTTGGTTCTGAAGCTGTTTTTGAATCTTCTAGTTCAGCCGAGATAACAGCCACTTTTGATTCAAACAGCAACAAGGTTGTTATTTCCTACTCGGATACTGGTAGTTCTCAGCATGGTACGGCTGTTGTGGGAACAGTAAGTGGGACATCAATATCGTTTGGGACTCCGGTTGTTTTTGAAGCTGCTGATACGAATACTCCCTCAGCCACGTTCGACTCAGGTAGCAATGTAGTTGTTATTGCTTATGAAGATGTTGGTAACTCAGAGTACGGCACAGTAATACAAGGCACAGTGAGCGGCACATCAATATCTTTTGGCTCTGCGGCTGTTTTTGAATCTGCTGTTGTCTCGTATACATCAGCCACTTTTGACTCAAATTCTAATAAGGTAGCTATTGGTTATCAAGATGAAGGCAACTCAGACTATGGTACAGGGGTTGTCTATTCAACGACTGCTACAAACCTCACCGCAGCTAACTTCATTGGCATTTCCGATGCAGCTATCCTCGACACCGCCAGTGGTAACGTCACAATCAAAGGTGGTATAGCGGCTACGGGGCTGACTTCATTGACTTCGGGAAGCGACTACTACGCACAGGGCGACGGAACCATAAGTACAGTCACTACCAGCCCTGCGGTCAAGATAGGCAAAGCCATGTCAGCGACATCAATTAATCTGGAGTACCAATCGTGAGCAATCTTTCCGACTTACTTCCAGCGGGTGCTTCTGGCAAGACCATTGAAGCTGTGGCTACGAGTACTATAGCGGCGAAGGACACTGTTGGTCTTAACACAGATGGAACTGTATCAGCGATAGGTAGTCTTGCTCCTGTTTCAGAGACTATCCCTGATGGTGTCGCGCAGGTTTATCAGAGTAGCAGCATAAATATAAGTTCTATTGCTTTTGACCCCAACACTGCCGGTGAATTTGTTATAGCTTTTATAGAATCAGGTGTTTTAAAAGCTGTAGTCGGTAACCTGTCTGGTACTACAGCCACTATGGGAACTCCTGTAACGGTAAACGCTGCCACTACTACAATCAGTGATTCATCGGCACAATATAATCCCAATGTGGCAAAACAATTTGTCATAGCTTTTATAGACGGGACTGACTCGAACAAAGGAAAAGTAGCCCTTGGCACTGTAGCTTCTACCGTAATTACAATGGAAAGTGCGGTTACTTATGATGCTGGTAGCACCGGAACAGAAGCCCCTCCCAGCGTAGCCTTTGATCCTAATACGTCTGGAAACTTTGTTATATCCTATAGAGAGCCGACAGGGCATGGTGCGGCTCTAGTTTGCAGTATTTCAGGTACTACAATAACCGCAAACTCACCAACAAACTTTACTACCGGCTGGGCGTTTGGCAATCTGATCGACAGTTCTTGTGACCCGAGTACCGCCAATAAAGTAGTTATTGTTTATCAAGATGGTCGAGGTTCGGATTACGGAAAATCAGTAGTTGGAACGGTAAGTGGAACATCAATATCTTTTGGAGCTATTAATGTTTTTGAAAGTGCGGCCACTCAATACCCTAGTGTCGATTATAATCCTGCCACTGCAAACCATTTTGCTATAGCTTATAAAGGTTCGAGCCAAGACGGCAAGGCAATCTTAGGTACAATTTCAGGAACTACGATTACTTATCCCGAGGCTGCGGTGACTTTTGACACAGGTAATGCACTAAATACAAACATAGATTTTGACCCAAATACTGACGATGAATTTGTTATTTCTTATGACGAGTCTTCAAACTTGTATATTGTTACAGGCACAGCTTCTGCAACTACAGTCGCTTTAGATACGCCTATTGAGATTTTTTCCACAGCAGCCACTAACAGTACAACGCGCTTTAATCCCGACTCCGACAGTGCGGGTCAATTTATGACTACTTTTGAAGATGACGATGATCCGTCTGATGTGGGTACGTTAATACTTGGGCAAATAGCTGCAACTCAGCCCAAAAGCAGTGCTGATTTTGTAGGCATAGCAGACGCAGGAATATCCACTTCAGCCACAGGTACGATTGTTGTGCAGGGCGGTACGGTTACAGGGATGAGTAGCTTAACCACTGGCTCTAAATACTATGTGCAGAATGATGGAACCATAACCACTGTAAGTAGCAGCGTAAACGCAGGACTAGCAATATCAACAACATCACTACTTTTGAACGGAGATTCGTAATGAGTAAGACATTAACTTTTAATGACACAGGGCGTTCGCCTTACCTGTTTGACGATGCTAAAAACGTCACAATGGGTGCTGACAAGATCACGGTAGGCGATGAAGCTGATCCTGATTTTTACATTGGTGACATGAATTCAAGCAATGCAACTTTGCATGAAAGCGTTACTGGGCCAGCCGATTGGCAGGGCAACCGCTACACGTTTGACGGTTCAGATTGGACTGAAGTGGACGGCTGGGTTGACCCAAAAGTGGCTGAGATAGCTAGGTTACAGGCTCAAATAGACGCGCTTGAAGCTGAGTAGTGACCGAAGCAGAGATGGAAGCAATGATCGAACGCGCTGCGGAAGCGGGGGCTAGAACGGCTCTGCGCGAAGTAGGGCTGTCTGATGAAGATGCAAACCATGATGTGAAAGAACTCAGAAACTTGCTCGATTCCTTCCGCTCTGCAAAACGTACCGTGGGCAAAACCATTGTCCAAGCGCTAACTACGCTGTTTCTTGCAGCACTGATGGCTGGGACATACTTCAATTTCACGGATAAGCCGTGAGCCACTTCGAGACAGCATTAGTGGCCGAGGCCGTTGCCGGGGGCTGGAGTCTGCACGAAGACTTGGTTTACCATAGCGATATTCTTGGGCGTGTTGTCACTGTGCCTGCTGGATACACGACTGACTTAGCAAGTGTGCCAAGGCTAATGCGGTGGATAGTCCCTGTAGCTAATGCCAAGAACAGAAAGGCAGCGGTGGTCCACGACTATCTTTGTACGCATGGCGATGGTGTTGTTAAGAACCAAAAACAATCAGATAAGGTGTTTCGAGAAGCATTGGGCGTACTAGGTCTGGGCCGGTTTAAGTCTGGCGCTCTGTACTACCCAGTACGCACATTTCAGTCGATAAAAGGATGGTTCTCATGAGAGTACTTATTTTAGGTGTTGCGTGCTACGCACTAGCTGCTTGTACCCAGTTGAATAGCCTAGAAATTACCCCTGAAGACAATGCTATGGCGTGTCTAAAAGGCAGCACTAACGCCGCAGGTTCTTTCCTTGGCGCGAATGTGTCGGGTATTACGGTTGAGCTTCCTGCCTCTGTGGACACCTCTAACTGGACTGCGGAAGACTGGAAAACCTTAGCCGAGCTTTGCGACTAGTATGCAGAACCTAATCGAGATGCTTAAACGGCATGAGGGTGAGGTTGTTACTAATGGCCGTCACTTAATTTATAAATGTCCTGCGGGCCACTGGACCATAGGAATCGGCAGGAATGTGGATGTTAACGGTGGACTGGGCCTCTCTGAGGAAGAAGTAGACTTTTTGCTGGAAGGTGACATAGCGCGGGTAATCAAAGAGTTAAGCTCGGAGTATCGCTGGTTTACCGACCTTGATGAAGTAAGAAAAGATGCTATGATTGACATCAGCTTTAACCTCGGTGCTACTAAGCTACGGAAGTTCGTACTGGCACTAGATGCGATGGAACGAGCAGACTACAAATCTGCCTCGGAAGAATTCTTAGACTCTGACTGGAGCCGCACCGTTAAAGGGCGCTCCGTTGAACTCGCATCTATGATCGCCACAGGCGAGTACCCAGAATAAGGTTGAGCCATGCCACTGCAAAAACTACAGTTAAAACCGGGCGTTGACCGCGAGAATACTCGCTATGCCGCCGAGGGCAGTTGGTATGAGACCGACAAAGTGCGTTTCAGACGGGGTATGCCTCAGAAGATTGGCGGCTGGGTACGTCTGTCTGCTAGTACGTTCTTAGGTGTATGCCGGTCTATGCTTAACTGGGTAACCCTGCAAAGCCAAAATCTTGTTTCTGTGGGCACTAACCTCAAGTACTACATAGAGCGTGGTGGTGCTTATTCTGACGTAACTCCTATCCGTAGCACAGTAACTCTAACCAACCCTTTCACCACTACTAGTGGCTCTGCCACTGTCCTTGTTGCTGACCTCGCGCACGGTGCGCTTGAGAACGACTTTGTTACCTTTAGCGGCGCAACTGCGGTTGGTGGGCTTACGCTAAACAACGAGTATCAGATCAGTTTTATAGATGATGACTCCTACAATATTACCGCCGAGACTACGGCTTCTTCTACTGCCACTGGCGGTGGCACTGTTACTGCGGCTTACCAAATCAACACGGGTAATGAGATTGCTGTACCGTTTACTGGCTGGAGTGCGGGTAGTTGGGGTTCTGGCACGTGGGGCGTTGGCGGGACTACTGATGCCCCCATCCGCCTGTGGAGCCAAGCTAACTTTGGTGAGGACTTATTCTTTACCTACCGTGGGGGTGCGCTTTTCTATTGGGATGCAAGCAGCGGGGTGGCTACCCGTGCGGTCTACGTGTCTTCGCTGGGCGGTGCGTCAGACGTCCCTGTAATAGCCAATAAAGCCTTTGTGTCGGACATCTTCCGGTTTGCTTTCTGTTTTGGGGCTAACGATCTAGGCACTAGCGTGCTTGACCCTATGCTTATCCGTTGGTCAGATCAAGAAGACGTAGCTAATTGGACTCCGGCTGCTACTAACCAAGCCGGTAGCCTACGCCTTTCCCGTGGTAGTGAGATCATTACCGCATTACAAGCACGCCAAGAGATTCTAGTTTGGACGGATAGTGCGGTGTACGGCCTTCAGTACTTAGGTGCTCCAGAGGTTTGGGGAGCACAGCTTCTTGGGGACAACATTACTATAGCCAGCCCTAATGCAGCAATTTACGCTGGCAAAACAGCATATTGGATGGGTACTGAGAAGTTTTACTACTACGACGGTACGGTTAAGACACTGCCTTGTAGTGTGCGTAGTTATGTATTTAATGACTTTAATACTTCTCAATATGCCCAAGTAGTAGGTGGCACTAACGAACGGTTCGATGAGATATGGTGGTTCTACTGTTCTGCTGGGGTAACGCAGAACGACCGCTACGTGGTGTACAACTACCTCCAAGACATTTGGTACTACGGAACATTATCACGCAGTGCTTGGATAGACTCGGACCTTCGAGAGAATCCTATGGCCGCTACCTACAGCAATAACTTGGTAAACCACGAAGTGGGCTACGACAACCAAGAAAGTGCAACAGCAAGCGCGATTACAGCTACAATAACTTCTTCTGAGTTTGACTTGGATGACGGCGATAAGTTCATGTTTATCAACCGTATGTTACCTGACGTAACGTTTGACGGGTCTACCGTTAGCGCCCCTGCCGCTACTATGACTTTATTGCCTATGCAAAACTCGGGTTCGGGGTACAACAGCCCCTTGTCAGAAGGTGGAACTAACACTTCTACGGTAACGCGTTCAGCTACAGTGCCTATTGAGAAGTTTACAGGGCAAGTGTTTGTCCGAGTCCGTGGTAGGCAGATGGCGTTTACGATGGAGTCCACTGAAATAGGTGTGGCTTGGAAGCTAGGTATACCACGTTTGGATATGCGCCCTGACGGCAGGAGAGGCTAGTGGCTGAGAGACTAGTACAAAAAGTCCCAGCACCTGCGCTTCCTATACCTAAAGAGGGGCCGGTAAAGCAGTATCTGGATGACCTGAACAACATACTACGTCTGTTCTTTAACTTAGTATCAAACGCGGTTAATAGTGTATTTGGAGAGCAAGGTGGGCGGTTTATAGAGGCTCCTAACGCTAAGTTCTTCTCTACTACAGATCAGACTGCCAGCGTTATAAACACAGCGTATGCGCTACAGTTTGAGAATACGTACTTAGGCGAGGCCATAAGTATAACGGGAACACAGATAACCCCACTCTACTCAGGGGTGTACAACTTTGAACTTTCGGTAGAGTTGACTAGTACTAATGCTAACTCAAAAGAACTGTCGTTTTGGGTGCGTAGAAGCGGAGTAGACATAGCAAACACCGGTAGACTGCACGTCGTGGCGGGGTCTGGTGGAGTAGACGACTTTGAATACAGTTTTACGCTGGACTTAACAGCGGGGCAATACGTAGAGCTTATGTGGGCAACAGACGATTTAAACATAACGGTTGATTATCAGGCGGCTGCTAGTCCCCGCCCTGCTGTGCCGTCCACCTTATTAACAGTAACTTTTGTGTCAGCGTTGCCAGAAACGCTACCGACACCGTAGGGATAGGTATGGCCGACATAATAGAAGAGATTCTAGTAAAGGGTAAAAGACCAGAAACTTTTTCTGGGGGCTTGTATAACAATGCGGGGGGGTTTGGTTCTGGCTATACCACTGGTGGGACACGCGGAACGAGGGTAGGGGGTTTATATGGTCTTGCCGGTCCGGGCAGCTATGCAAACTTAGCCCGGTTAGGAGCGGAAGAAGATTTTAGGATGAAGGGGGTTACAGATGGCCCTACTCTTGGAGAAGCAGAAGAAGCACTTAAAGCTGCGGCTGACGCCTTAAAAAGGCACCAAGCGATAAAAGAATTTGAAGGTGCTTATGGTCAGGGCAGCACTCAACCGAACGACCAAGCGGATCAATACTTTACGCGACAAGCAGAACTACAAGCCGAACTACAAAAGGCTAGGAATACTTATGTAGCTTTAGGTGGTGACCCAGACCCAAGTTTTTTAAGTAGGCTAGGTCAAGGAGCCATAGACCTTATAGGTGCAGGCGGGCAGAAGTTTTCCGATATTATAACGGGTGGCACAGGTCCAGAGGTAGCACAGACACTGTTAGACCCGATTGCCATTCTTACGGGTGGGTTTGGTGGGACTATTAACTACTCCGACAGTGGTAAAACCACGCCTCTTATCGTAGGGAACACTACTGCTACCGGTATGCCTGTAGGGCTTAATATTCCCGACCCTAGGGCGATAGCAGAGGAGGGTTTTCTTCCGTGGCTAATAAACAATACAGGGTTGGGAGGTCCAGCCGCAGCGGCTGCAACTGGGGCAATTGCGAGTAACGCACTAGACTCTACTAAGTCCGAGGATGGCGTAGGGCTTTCAGGAGCTAGCCTAATAGCAGCGGCAGCGGCTTTAGATAAAGATAACGATGCAGTAAAAACTATTACCGGCGCAGAAGATATAATAGGAGGAACCGTTGATCCTGCTAGCTCAATAATAAAAACAGGTACAGCAGATATAATAGGAGGAACCGTTGATCCTGCTAGCTCAATAATAAAAACTGGTGAGGGTACCCCTACAATAAAAACTGGTGAGGGTACCCCTACAATAAAAACTGGTGAGAGTACCCCTACAATAAAAACTGGTGAGAGTACCCCTACAATAAAAACTGGCCCTATGTCAGACGCAGATTTAGATAAAATACTGACAGATATAGGGGGACAGCCCGCAGTTGAAGGAGGGTACGATACTCCTCCAATAAAAACTTCTTCTGCGGAGCAAGTCTCTAGTGGCGATAGCGGTGGCGGTGGTGGTGGTGGTGGTGGTGGACTTGGCGAGACGGGCGGGATACGTACAGTATCTGGTGGGCCGGGACCGCTTGTAGATATTGATTATTTATACGATTTTAAAGATAGTTTATTGCAACCTTTTCGCGTTACCGACGACGAAGACGAAATAGAGGGCAGGCGAGTGAGAAGATTTAATGGTACTACAGGAAGCGAAGTACTAAATCCGGGCGTGACAGCGCAAGACTATTTTGACGCTACAAGCGGAAATCAAGGCAACACAGGCGTGCGTGGCAAGTTAAGTCAGTTTGTAAGTGATAACGCCGGTGCTCTCCTTACCAGTGCTGTGGGTGGGCTGTTCGGGCTATTAGACAACGATGAACAACAGCCTGCTGGTTATCAAGGTGCAATCCCCGACTACCAATTTAATAGAACACTAAAAGAAAATGCGTTTAGTGCTGTTAATCCTGACGGCTCTACTCGTAGACCCGGAAGTATGGGTAGGTCTTACTTTGATTACGGAGCAGTGCCTTTTACCGGAACAGGCGTTATGCAGGGTGTAGGTATACCTGCCGCCGTAGCTACTGATACCGGGGGAATTGCTGATCTGGATACTAGCGCACTTACAAGCACAGGCATTACACCAGCGGCTACTACACCAGCGGTTACTACACCAGCGGTTACTACACCAGCGGTTACTACACCAGCGGTTACTACACCAGCGGTTACTGCACCAGCGGTTACTACACCAGCGGTTACTGCACCAGCGGTTACTGCACCAGCGGTTACTGCATCA